CATCAAAATTATTAAACGCGATAGAATTTAAGGTAAAGGGCAAAACAAAAAGTGATAAAAAGCATACCTATACAGCCGCACATTCCACAAAGACATTTACCATTTATGCACCAAATGCCCCTTCCGTTTCTTATTCTCTTGATGATACTGGCGCAAATAAAGGTACATTTACTTGGAATACCTCATACGAGGCAAATGATGCAAGGCATTTTGCAAGGACGCAGGTACAGACCGCATTAATGACAAACTATAAGGGCGCCATTGCAAACGCTCGCTTTACCAATGCATCCTATACGGGAGCGTCTGGCACATGGGCGATAACAGAGGATGGTTCCCCGACACAAAACAAGACATTTTGCCGTATTGTAAGGGCAAAATCGAGAGGGTGTGCCGGAGATTCCGGTTGGAGCTATGCATACCATTATTACAGCATCCCAGAGCGTCCAAATATACAGAGTACAGGGAGCAAAGAGATAGGCTCCTCTAGCCGCTATGTATGGGCAAACTGGGTGCAGGCATCGCCGCGGGACCGCCCTGTGGATTCTATGGAGTTACAATATGCCATAGACACGCCGGAAAGCGGAGAGAGGTATACCGGCACATCATGGAGTACAGGAGTAACTGTTGCGTACCATGATTATACGGTGTCAGCAGATTTTAACACAGACGATGGCATAGCGGAAGACCAGGTTATGTGGACAAGAGTGCAAAGTACGCACGATAAAAAATATGCATACTCTGAGCCACGAGTAGCGGCGCGAGGGGCTTTAAAATCCCCGTCATTTGATACGGTATCGGCAACAGGAACAACACTTATCATCAATAACGTTGAGCGAAATACAGAGGTTCCTGACGCCAAAACAGCAATCTGGATGAAAATAGACAACGAGGAAAAAGGTATTATCGCGATCACCGACAAAGAAGGGACAATCACAGTTACGTGTCCGGACGTGTCCGGCGGCGCTGAATACCAGATTGCCCTCAAGAATTTTACCGGAACTTCTGCACCTCAAAACGGAGCATCTGGCATCACCTACAAACTTAGCCCCCTCATGCAGTCAGGGTGGGTTTACTCGGAAACAAGAAAGATTGCAGTCCCACCGAAAAATATAACTGCAATGGCAGTGGCATCTGATACCGTGGAACTAACATGGGATTGGTCGTGGAAAAATGCAGATGCGGCTACCATTGCGTGGGCAGACCATGAGGACGCATGGATTAGTACGGACGCCCCAACTACTTATGATGTAGAGGACAAGGAAACAACGTGGCATATCGGGTCCCTGGAATCGGCAAAAACATATTATTTCCGCGTAAGATTGCGGGATACGTCCGGGGACGAAGAAGTGCTATCTCCTTGGTCTGATACGGTTTCCGTATCACTGAGTGAGACCCCAACAACTCCTACGCTTGCAACGACAGAAAATTATCTTGCCCTGGACGATACAGTTATTTGCAGTGTCGGCTACACCGGAAACAGCAAAGCGAGCATAAAAATAGCGGAAGCGGTTAACGATGAGCCAGTTAAAGGCAAAGATGGAAACGTCGTTGTTTTAATGATGTCTTCCGGCATGGAGACATTATCGGAAACTATTGAAAACATTAATAAAATCTATACTGCAAATGGTCTTTTGGGCAATTTGTGGAATGTAGGAGAAATCCATTATTTAAAAGCAATGGTTACGGCACAAGGAGGCAAGGAAGGGGCATGGTCAGATTCTGTGGCTGTTGAAATTGTTGCAAAACCTGCGATAGACAGCGTTGCAACAAATCTTGTTTCGGAATCAACTGCATATAATCCTAGTGATGTTACCACGGAAACAAGCGACCAGGCAGTACCAGAATCATCGGAAGGCACAACAAACTATTTAGAGCAGCTACCGCTAACAATAGTCCCTTCCTTCGGGAATTCTTCTGGCACAGCAAAAGTGACGATTGTCAGGGACGAGGACTATTATATTCTCCGCCCGGACGGATTAAAGGAACAACATTTTTCCAATGAAATTATTGCTAGTTTTACTGGTGGCGAAACGGACAGCTACGCTATTGACTTGAGCGACCTGATCGGGCAGATGGATGACGGTGCAAGGTACAGCATACAGATTGCATTTACAGATATTTATGACCATGTGGCAGAAAAAAAGATACCGTTTGTTGTGCGGTGGAAACATCAGCCAGAAGTACCAACGGCCACTGTAAATACGATTGCAGACAACAAAACAGCAAGTATTGTTGTCGCTAAACCAACTACATATGCTGACGGGGATACATTTGATTTGTACCGGATGAGCGTAGACAGGGCGGAGTTGATTCTTGAAAACGGAATCTATGGCCAGAAATATGTTGATCCATATCCTGCACTAAATGAGTACGGCGGCATACTGGTTGTGAATAAAACCGCTAACGGCGACTATATAACGTCAGACAGCTCGTTTGCATGGTTGTATAGCGATTTTTCCATAGAATATAAAAAGGCAATCATTGATTTTGACAGTGAATCTATCGAAATCCAGTATAACCTTGATTTAGATAACTCATGGGATAAAGATTTCGAGAGGACAGTTTATCTTGGTGGTTCCGAACATGGTGACTGGAATCCTG